AGAATCTGCTGATAAATATACTTTAGAATTTAAAACTGATGTCGCACCAGTTGATGAAAATGTCATCAAAGGTTTTGCACAGAATGCTCACAAGCTAGGTTTAAATAATAAACAAGCTCAAGGCATACTAGAGTTTTATAAATCAACACTAGAAGGTTCTGCAAAAGAAATGTCAGTGAATATGGAATCAGCACAAGCCGAAGCTGCTAATACTTTAAGATCAGAGTGGGGTAAATCCTATGATGAGAACTTAAGAAAAGCATCTGCAGTTGCTCAAACATATTTAGAACCAGAACTTTTAGATACTCAATTAAGAGATGGTAGCAGATTAGGAGATAATCCTAAGGTTATAAAAGCATTTGCTAACATTGCTAATCTATTATCTGAAGATAAAATTATTGGCACAGAAGCTGATAATATACTTCAAGGTAGAGAAATTGAAAAAGAAATTGAAGATTTAACATCTGATAGACAAGGTGCTTATTGGAATAAAATGCACCCTAATCACAATAAAGTGGTTAATCAGGTGCTAGCATTAAGAGAAATGCTTAGCCAATAGGCTATTAATTTATTGCTTGCAATAAAAGCTATCTCAATAATCTTATTGCAATCAAATCAAAAATACTATATTGCGATTTCTAGGGAGATTTTTAATTAAATCTTCTTAGAAATTGTAAGACAATTCTATTAGAACCTTACTTGCCTGTTGGAAAGACAACCGACTAACAGTCGTTAAATGCAAGATAGCCTACCTCGGTGGTGGGGAACTTTCTGAAATAAACTTAAACTTAACTTAACAAAAGGAAATGACAATATGTCAAATCAAATAACAACTGCTTTTGTACAGCAGTACAGTTCAAACGTACAAATGCTATCTCAACAAATGGGATCGTATTTAAGAGGAGCTGTGGATGTTGAGTCAGTAGTAGGAAAGAATGCATTCTTTGATCAAGTTGGTAAAACAACTGCTGTTCTAAGAACATCTAGACACTCTGATACTCCACAGGTAGATACACCGCACTCAAGAAGAAGAGTTTCTCTTGCTGATTATGAGTGGGCTGATCTAATAGACAATGCAGATAAAGTTAGATTATTAATTGATCCAACTTCTTCTTATGCAAAAGCTGCGGCTGCTGCTATGGGAAGAGCTATGGATGATGTAATCATTGCAGCTTTAGGCGGAACTTCATACACTGGTGAAACAGGATCTACTTCTGTTACATTACCAGCTGGACAGAAGCCTTACAGTGCATCACAAACTGATGGACTAACTGTTGTAAAACTTTTAGAAGCTAAAAAAATATTGGACTTAGCAGACGTTGATCCTAGTTTACCTAGATTCATCGTTGTTAGTCCAAAACAAATTAGCGATTTATTAAACACAACTGAAGTTAAATCTTCTGACTTTAACACTGTTAAAGCTCTAGCTCAGGGACAATTAGATTCGTTCCTAGGATTTAAGTTCATCGTGTCTAATAGATTAAAATTTGACGCAACAAATACAGACGACAGACTATGTTATGCATTCACATCAGACGCTATTAAATTAGCGGTTGGTCAAGATGTTCTAGCTAGAATTGACGAGAGAGCTGACAAATCGTACAGCACTCAAGTTTACTACGCTATGAGCATTGGTGCTACTCGTATGGAAGAAGAAAAAGTTGTCGAAATTGCGTGCGACGAATAATACTAACAATAGGAGAATAAAAATATGGCAAGCGTAAAATCAGTAAATATAACAAACCTTGACAGTGTTCCTGTTGTTCTTTCTTCAAGTGAAGAAGTAGGCGGAAAACTTAGAGTGTTTTATGACACTTACGAAGCAAGTTCTTTAGCATCTGGATCAGACATCACAGTTGCTAGAATCCCTGCTAATGCGACAATTCATGACGTGATCATTAAAGCTGATGCTTTAGGATCTGGCGTTACTTTGTCTGTTGGCGATTCTGGCAGTGCGACTAGATACATTGGTGTAACTGGTACTTGGAACGTAGCTGGACAAACTCAATCTATGTTAGCTGGTGCTTCAACAGGTGCTCCTGTTGCAGCCGTAACTGGATTAGGTTACAGAACTACAGCAAGCACAGACATACTTATTACAACTGGCGGAGCTTCTGCTAGCGGTACTATCTATGCTTGGGTTTACTACACAGTAGAATAATACTACTTTAAATAGTGGGGACTAAAAATCCCCACTGTTTATTATGAAAAAAACAGACAACGTAAAAACAATTTTACATTTACAAAATAAAGATTATATCTATCGCTATGTTCTAGTTGATAGATTTAAACATACATCAACTGCACATCATGGTTTTGATAAAGATTTAGAGCTTACTGAAGCTGAGATCTTTGCAGCAGTAAAACCTAGACAATTAAGACGTAAATATATTATAAAGAAAGTTTAATATGGCATCAGTAGTAGAAATTTGTAACGGAGCTTTAAATCAATTAGGTGCATCTACAATCTTAACACTTACAGAAGATTCTAAAAATGCAAGACTTTGCAATGCTAGATTTTTAAATGTAAGAGATGCTGTATTTAGACATCACCCTTGGAACTGTTTATTAAAAAGAGTTCAACTACCAGCTGATACAGAAGCACCAGCTTGGGGATTTACAAAACAATTTACACTACCATCAGATTGTTTAAGATTAATTAAAATTTTAGATTACGAATCTGATCACGTTGTAGAAGGCAGAAAGATTTTATCTCATTCTACTTCTATGAAAATATTATATATATCAAGAGTTGAAGATCCTAATGAATACGATCAATTACTTAGAGAAGTTTTAAGTGCTGCGTTAGCTGCTGATATTGCTTATGCAGTAACTTCATCTAATCCAGTAGCTACGCAAATGTATTCACTGTATCAAGAAAAATTAAAAGATGCTAGATTTGTAGATTCAACTGAAGGATATAACACAGATCAAGAAATGGGTATGGCATCTGTAGTAGATTCAAATACGTTTATCAACTCTAGGTTTTAAAAACCATGGCTAGAGTTGCTGTTCAATTAACAAACTTTACAGGTGGAGAATTATCACCACGTTTAGATGGTAGAAATGATCTAGCTAAATACGCATCTGGTTGTAAGACTTTACAAAACATGATTGTTTATCCTCATGGATCTGCAGCAAGAAGACCAGGCACAACATTTGTAGCTGAAGTTAAAACATCATCAGCATTTACAAGATTAATACCTTTTGAATTTTCAACAACACAAACTTACATATTAGAATTTGGTAATAATTATATTCGTTATTACAAAGATGATGGTGCAGTATTAGAAGCAAACAAAACTATAACAGGAATTACACAAGCTAATCCTGGTGTTGTTACATCAGCAGCTCATGGTTTCTCTAATGGAGATACAGTTGTTATATCTGGTGTTGTAGGAATGACACAAGTAAATGGTAAAAGATTTACAGTTGCTAGTGTTGCAACTAATACATTTCAATTAAAAGATATAGATGGTGCTAATGTTAATACAACTTCTTACACAGCATATTCATCAGGTGGTATTGCAAATAGAGTTTATACATTAACAACAACTTATTTAACTGCAGATCTACCACAATTAAAATTCGCACAATCAGCAGACGTTATGTACATTTGTCATCCTGATTATTCTGTTAAAAAATTATCTAGAACTGGTCATACCTCTTGGACTATTACAGAAGTAGATTTTACTGATGGACCATACTTAGATGACAATACTACAGCCACAACATTTGGTATGTCTGCACATACAGTTGGAGCTAGTAGAACTTTAACAGCATCTGCTATAACAGGAATAAATACTGATACAGGTTTTCAATCTACTGATATTGGCAGACTTTTTCGTTTTAGAGATGGTTATGGAGAAATAACAGCTATTACTAGCACAACAGTTGCAACAGCAACAGTTATAAAAGATATGGGTTCTTCATCTAATTCTACCGACTGGGCATTAGGTGCTTTCTCAGACACTACTGGTCATCCTTCTTGTGTAACTTTTTATGAACAACGATTAGTATTCGCAGGAACAGAAGTTCAACCTCAAACATTATTCTTTTCTAAATCAGGTGATTACGAAAATATGGATGAGAATAGAGGTGGTACAATAGCAGATGATGATGCAATCATTTATACAATCGCATCTAACCAAGTTAATGCTATTCGTTTTTTATCTGCAACACGAACATTAATTGTTGGTACAGTAGGTGGAGAATTTTCAGTATCAGGAGGTGGTACAGATGATCCTGTAACTCCAACAAACATTCTTATTAAAAAACAATCTAACCATGGTTGTGCAAACATAGATGCTATTCCTGTTGGAAACGTAACTCTATTCTTACAACGTGCTAAAAGAAAAATTAGAGAACTTGCTTATAACTTTGACGTTGATGGTTATGTTGCACCTGACATGACTATTCTTGCAGAACATATTACAGAAACTGGTATTAACGAAATGTCTTACCAACAAGAACCTAATCAACTTATTTGGTGTGTAAGAGAAGATGGTAGATTAGTTTGTTTAACTTATCAAAGAGAACAACAAGTTGTTGCTTGGCATAAACATATATTTGGTGGTGCATTTGGAACTGGTATTGCTGTATGTGAATCTATTGCTACTATTCCAACAAATGACAAAGAATATCAAACATGGGTTGTTGTTAAACGTACAATCAATGGTGTAACAAGAAGATATGTAGAATACCTAAATGAATTTGATTTTGATGAAACAGATAATACAGAATTTAATTTCTTAGATTCACAATTAGAATATGCTGGTGCAACTACAACTCTTAACACTACAGTTAATACTTCTGTAACTTCTATTATATTAACATCTGCTACTTCTTTCACAACTACTGGTACAGTTAAAATAGAT